GAACTTCCGAAAGAGAAGTACAACAAAGACACACCTATATCGTTAGTTGGAAACATAGCAACACAAGTGTTGCCTACAGTTGATGTAGATGCACCCCAAGCACAACAATAACACTCTCCCTTCAAGTGTTGTGTTGTAGCTGAACCAATAGTCTCTCTTGAAACAATAGTTGTTCCTCATGACATTGACTAAGAATTGTCCATGATTTAGATCCCTCTGCTTAACGCTGGGCCTTTGCTCGAACCCGAAATTATTAACAATTCATCATTCAACACTAATCCCACTGTTTTATAAGGGCCACACAATGAACAACAATAATTAGGTTACGACGAGGGTGAAACACGCATTGTAAATGTTAATTTTTTTGCTCACCATAATCAAGTAATGTACGGAGTTGGGATAAATGAATTTGTTGAAGTCACACAAATCATTAATAACGTGAACGCACTAGGTAATGCAGTTAATATCACCCATCGAAACCCTGGCCAAAACAATTTGGCGGATAATAGTTAGTCAAATTCCATCCCAGATCCACTACCTGAAGACCTACACGTTTCAGGCACTAGTGTTGACATCAGTTTGTGGCATCCAACAATTTCTAACTCAGGAACAGCCGATCGGTCCCATTCCAACGAGTCTCTCAACCAAGTAATGGAACAAGCAGTCATGGCTTAAAGAAACAATACACCAGATGAGAGTTCTTACCAACATAGCCTTTAAGAAGTACTGAGCCATAACCACAGTATCGACTATGACAACAATTTCTACTTTCGACTGCCATAAAATATTGAACACCCATTTGACTTAACAAGAGAGTAGATGGTTCTCCCCAGTGCAAATCCGATGCTGGACAATGCTATAAAACTGCTGATGCAACCTATTGATGGGCGCAATCCAATTTGGATACAAGAATTCATAGTTCCTAGGAGGGGAAGTATATATGTTTTTCTCGCAGTCCCTGATGTCACAGCAACTTATTACTTTGACCATTCTGACACAAGATAAATGGTTAGCGTGCGATTACCCGGTTAAACATCACCTGGTTCTGCAGAATGTCACCACGTTTCTATGCGTATTTGTTCACCCGACATATATAGCACTTTTTAAAGAAAAATCAACTGGGATAGTCTCTGTGCTAGTAAGCGTTTTGTCAGCGCTGATAACAACATTGTCTTTGAACGTCAACGCTACATAGTTGGCTTCAACATGAGCGTGGTTCAGGTTGAAGTTCGTGAGGCAATAGCCAACGAGACCGCTGCTCCCTGGGGCGAGATAGTATAGGACAACTAACAAGTGTTGTACGATGTAGGTTGCAATTTTTGTAAAGATGTTGTTATGGTTTAAGACTATCTCGGTTTTGGCCACAAATGCAAGTATGCAGCCCAGAATCATTACTAATTCGGTCCTGGTAGAGTTGGACGCTTTTCGGATAAACTCACTAACCAACAACTGGTTTTAAGACATGATTGTGACTACCTTTCAACTTAATTGATACCAACTCAA